CTTCTTCATCTAATTAAAAATAGAAAAATCAGCTACCAATCTTTTTTCGGGGCGGAGCTGGGTTTTTTTTGCTGGCTGGGCGGGTTTGGGGGCGGTTCGCCGGCGCCGGCGGGCGGGGCGGTGGAACTTGCTGACTCTTGCTAGAAGCAAAAAATGGCGATCGTGTCGTGGCTCGCAGAAGCCAGGGTTCGGGAATCGAACCCCGTCCGACCAGCCGTTCGGGCCCCTCCTGGCCAGATTTGCTTCCTGAGCCACCCCACGATCACCGGTGACGGCTTGCATCTTGCTCGGGTCATCCCTGCGGTGGCGTGGGCGTAGGCGGAAGCGGGAAGTGAAAATTCGAAATTCGTTCTGAGTCAGGGGCCAAATTCCCCGCCGCGTCAGCGGTCAAATTCCGCGTGGGTGGTGATTCACGGTAGGAGTGTCGGGGCGGTCCTGGGGTATATAGGCAGGCAGCGCGGAGATCGACCGTACTCCGCGGCTCGTCCGGCGTTTATCCGCTGCTCTTTTCGTGCTCTCGCGGTGAGTGCTCGACTGCCACGTAGTCGATTCAGTGGGACTAGTGGTCGCTGTTCTGTGTGCTTGGGCTGACTGTGGCTTTTTGTGTTTTGTGTTTGCAGTGTCGAATTAATCCGAATCAACAGCGATGGCTGAACCAAATTGTCTGGAGATTCGGCAGCAAGGCGATCAGGTCGTCACGCTCACCCACTTGGGTTATTGTCGGGTTTTGGTGTCGGCGGCCCGCGACATCGATCTGCACAGCCGCGATCGGTGTATTACTCACACGCCGTTCGGGGTGATTCTTCATACCAACCTGATAGTTTCGGTGCGTGATGGCTTTACCGTGCTGGTCTCGTCGACCCCGACGAGTTTTGTGCAAGTGAACACCAACGTTGTCTGGGGTCAAGAAGTTGATTTGTTGCTGAACATGACCGTCGACTATACCCGACACAACCGGGTGTACGCCCGTCAGCCCCTGGCGGTGATGTGCCTGCTGGAGAGTGAAGAGCGTCCGTCCTTGCCCATCTTGGGCCCGGTCATCTCTTTAGATGAAGCGGCCGAAGAAGAGGAGGCAGAGGCGGCGGGCTCCGCCAGTCCCGGTTCCCAGGCACCCCCTCCCTCACCATTGGTTCCTGAGACCCCGCCACCCGACTCAAATGCTTCACGTCCCGGCTCGGGGGCCACCTACACCGTTCCTTCCAGTGACGCCGAAGAGCAAGCGGCCGCCGCGGAGGCGTCGGAGGCGACCGAGGCTTTCGAGGCCGATGAGGCCGGGAGCGACTCCTTGTGGTCTTCGAGTGAAGAGGCGGAGGGCGATTCTTCTGATGATGCTGAGGACGATGATGCCGTGACTGTGACTGAGGGTTCGGGGAGCGATAGGGATTCGGATGATGAGAACCTTTTCGCTAACGGGGGCGATCCTTTGGCAACGACTCGTGGCGTCAATCAAGTGCGACACCCGTGTTTTATTTTAAAATATAATCTCAGCGCCCGAGCCGGTGCCGATCGTTTTCCACCCCGGCGCGGCTACATGATCCGTAAACTCTTGAGCGAGACCGAGTTGCAGTTGAGCGACGACGCCGCTAAGATGGCGTGGCAGGCCTCGGTGGACTGTAGCAGCTGCCCCTATGATTGTATTTTTTTCAATAGCGAGTGGGAGCGGGTGGGAGAAGAGGTGGAGGTGACGATCGTGGTGGCTTCGCACATGTTTTCCCAAATGCGTGTTGAAGATGTGTCTGAGATGGTGCGCTTGACGCTGGAGCATCGGGCGCGGGTCTTGTTCCGCTGCCAGGTGGACGCGATGGTGCGGTCCATGAAATAAAATCTCTCTGTGTGTTTTGTAGATGAATTCCGAGTCCGCGTCTTCTTTCTGGGCGCCCGCCGAGACGCGTTACCTCCCCACCTCGTGCCGGGCCTGGTGGTGCCTGGCGACCCCGCCGTTGCCGCGCAAGTGGGCCCGCCGGTCGGAGTACTATCGGTGGCTGCGGGCGGCCGTGGAGGCGCTGTGGAGCGGTCCCTCCGAGCGCCGGGACTTGCTGTGGCCGTACGCTCCGTACCGCCAGTGCCTGGAGGCGGCTTTGGAGCTGGAAGGCCAGAGTCGCGCGGTGTCCACCGTGCGCCTGCATCGGGGGTGTCAGCTGCTGATGGTGAGACTTAAACTCTTGCAATGTTTCCTGCAGCGCCAGAACTGCCTGATCCATCACAGCCGCTATGGGAGTTGCACAGAGCATGCGAGCTCTAGCCGAGGGGGCGTCGGAGGAGAGCGACCTCCTGACGGGTGCGGAGATGGCGACGGATGCTACCTTATTTCCCTTTGTCAGCCCGTGTTCCAGCCAGAGGACCGCCTTGCACTGCACTCTTCTTGTTGCTGCCCCCCGGGGATCGGTGAACCTGAGCCCCCTGGTGTTTATTCCCGTACCCTGGTCGAGCTTGCTCGACTGCTTTGAGCGCTCTTTTTTGACTCCCCCGTGTTTCGAGCCCGTGTGCTGCACCCCCCTGAGTTTTCGGCAGCGCGGCTACCACCCCGACCCCACGCTGGTGCTGCATTGTCACTGTTCCAAACCCTATTCTTTGGAGTGCTGGGCGCGTGCGTCCTGGATGCGGGGTAAACTGCAGCGTTACGTGGCTTCGCTGGAGTGGAACGCTCGCTACCCCATGTATCGGGCCCTGGTGAATTCTCGCCAGGCGGTCGAGTATTTGATGTACCTGGGTTCGGCGTTCGTCCCCCAGGGCCATTTTATGTACGTGGCGGTGCGCACGGCGATCTACGCGACCCGCCTGGCCCGCCTGGCCCAGCGCGAGCCCACCAGCTTCGGTCTGCCTTTTTTCTTTTTTATCGACACCGAGGACCATGGCCACGTGTTGGTGCTCAAGTGCCGCTTCTGCGTGGAGCACGGTCTGAGCCGCACCAGCTGCGCGGAGCGTCTGGCTCGCGTCCTGCAGCGTATGTGCCGAGCCCTCGGTGCCCCTCAGCACGAGTGCGGGTACCGCTACGAACAGCCCGGCGGCCGCCTGGACGTGTACCGCCACGACCGCGGCGTGGAGCGTTTTCATCGCTACGGTCTGCCGCTGAGCCGTAATTTGGCTTTTTACCCTTATTTTTACTTGACCCGCCGCCTGGAGGACGACACGGACGACGATCTGAGCGAGGACAGCAGTTGGGCGGACGAGGACGAGTAAAACAGAGAGAGCGAGTTTGACCCAATAAAATGTTGTTTATTACACGATTCCGATCTGTGACTCGTACATGAAACTCATCTGAAAGATGGGTTTGCATCCGCTGGTGGTGCTTTTGAGGGTGATGTAAAAATTTCCCAATCTGTAGGTGAGGGCATAAGAGCAGTAGGTCGACTGTTTAAACTCTCCGTTTTCGGAGCAGACGATGGGCATAAATCCCTGTTTGTACACGGATTTGTCGCTGGTGGGCAGGATGAACGTGGGCGTCACGTCCAGTTCCTCCCCGGTCCCCCCCATGACTTGCATCCGACCCGTCAGACAACTTCCCAGGGTCCCGTCAAACTGGAGCTCCCAGGTTTGAGTCCCGGTAGCGTTCGTCTCTCCGGTCACATCAATGTTAAAAAGTACCGTAGTACCGAATCGGACCATTTGGATATGGGCGTCAGCGTACTCGTTGTAGGTGCCGTTTCTCAGGCGCATGGGGGTGTTAAAAGGAGTCTGGTAGACGAAGACGGGACTGGTGAGTGCCAGGGCGCCGCCGCTCACCCTGAGTTGCGGACTGCGATAGTCGAGTGAGATCGTCGAGTTTCCTGTGTTGTAGCTCAGTGGGGCGGCCGTAAAAAAAGAGGCCCCTTGGGCGGTTAAGGCGCCGTTGTTATCGAGCGCTAAGCCCCTACCGAGGCGCAGGATAATGCCGTTGTCGCCCAGAGCCAGAGGGTCTTCCACGGTGACGCTGAGATTTTGGTCATCGATCACCGTGAGGGGAGATTCGTACTGCAGGGCGATCTTATTGTCGAGGATGTGGAAGGGCGCGGCCACGTTGGCTTGCAAGAAGTTGGCGGCGTTGAAGGAGAGGCCGCCGCCCGCGGACACGGCGAGCTGGGATCCTCCCCCAGTCGGAGTTTTTTTCATGAGACCGGGACCCAGATTTACGCCCAGCTTTCCAGCGTTGCTGTTAAAATAGGTCTCGGTTTGGAGGCTCACGCCCTGGTCGGTGACCGTCAGGGGTGCTTGAAAGGTGGACTGGGCGGATGTCAGGGCGTTGTCGACGACGCTTAAGCCTGCGCCCAGGTTCAGAGCCAGGCCAGCGTCGGTGATGCTGAGGGGGCTCTGAGCTTTCACGGCGAGTTTGCCATCAGCGTTGACTTGCAGGGAGGTGTCGGTGTTGAGGTGGAGACCCGTGCTCCCCACAAATTCCAAGGGCTGACCGACGTTGAGCTTGAGTTCGTGGGTGGTGTTGTCCACCAGAAAGCCGGGGTCGGTGCGCAGACTGAGCACGTTGTTTTGCAACTGGAGCGGACTTTCGGCCGTGATGGAAGTGGCGGGTGGCGGCACAATGTCTACGGCTAGGGCGCCGGTGTCGTCTTTTTTCAGACCGGCACCCAGGCGTAACTCGAGGCCGTTTGTCCCCTGCGATAGGGGGTCCTCGACGTTGAGACTGAGCTTTCCGTCGGTGATCGTGAGCGGACTTTCATAGCTCAGCGACAAGGCGTTGCCGGACGTGGTGAGCGGCTCGGCGAGTTGCAAGGCCACCGTTTGTGAGGACCCGGTCCCGCTCAGGGTAAGCGGGTTCTGGAAGCTAGGCAGCTGAACCTGGAGCGCCCCCTGGCTGTCGAGATTCAGATTCTGTCCGATTTGGAGTTTAACGCCGCTGGTGGTGTCGGCGGCGAGCGGAGCGGCGAGCTTGATTTGCAACTTGTCGTTACCGACTTGAAAGTATTGGTTGTCGAACCCCAGACTCAGCTCGTCTCCCGTTTTATTCAGCGGCGACTGGACCGTCAACGAGGCCGGCCCCTGACCCACGACCTCGATGGCGCCGGCGCTGTTAAATCGCAAGCCGGTGCCTAAATAGACGTCGACGCCCCTTCTGGTGTTATATTTGAAACCTGACCCGAGACCTATATAGAGCAAGTCCCCGACCATGTTGAGCGGCGGGGCCACAGTCATCTGTCGAGTTTGCAGAGCCCCGTTGATAACTTGCAAGCCACTGCCCACGTTCAGGGAGATGGTGTTAGCCGCGGCGTCAACCTGGATGGGCGCCGTGCCCGTATAGGTCGGTCCCCCGCCTCCACCGCCCCCGCCCCCGTCGGCGACCAGTTGATTGTTCTCGATTTTCAGGCCGGACCCCAGGTTGAGGGCGAGGCCGTTACGGGTATGAATGATGGGAGCGGCGGTGCGAATGTTGAGCACGGTGAGATTGGACAGATAGAAGTCCCAATCGCTGAAGAAAGGCGGGACGGGCACGGGCAAGACGGTATCGGAGCCCGGAGTGGGAGGGGGCAGGAAGGGATAAACGGGGTCAAAGTTGTCGGCCTCCACCGCCCGCCATTCCCACTGCGACGTCGGTCGTCGAGCATCTTCCTCGGTCTCTCGTCGCCGGCGTTTACGAGAACAGAGGGCTAACATGGCTCCTCGCCGTGCGTCTGGACTGCGGGGCGAGATGGTAGAGGTCAAGTGGGAAAGCTCGAGTCGCCCGTATCGGACCCGGGTCCGCCGCGTGAGTGCGTGGTTTTCCCGGTTTCGTCGCTGGGCACGCGACGAGGACTTGCGCTATACTGCTCTGGGGGACGGTCGTGCGGTGTTCATCGAGAACCTGGGGTCGGGCGGGGCGACCGCGAAGAAACGGCGCTTAAGAAAGCTCAGAAAGTGAGTGTGATGCAAAGCCAAGATTTTTTATTGATTACACACGGGTTTCACCGAGGAGATGGCTCTCCTCGACGTTAAGGGCTTGGGGGAAGGGGATAACTTGGGGCTTGACGTAGTTTTTTACCAGTACCGCAGCGAACACGGTCAGGCAGAGGACGGCGATGGCACAGGCCAAGACAAAGAACTGGATGCCGATCGTGGTGCGGTCTGGCTCGTGAGCTGGGACGGGAGTGGGGTCAGCGCGGGCTTGGGCGAGTTGCAGGGGGGCGGGGGTAATGGGAGCCGGGCGACGCCAGGGCATCTGGAAGCGGTGGGTGTAGGGGGCGCGGACGTCAGGGTTGAAGAAGCTGGGTCGGAGATGGGGACGGATGAAGATGAGGCGGTGGATCCTGCCCAGGCGGGCGGTGCCGTTGTGGTAGAAGACGTAGATGTCGTACGATCCCCAGGCGGACTCGGTGAGGTTGAGAAGGGTGAACGAGAGCCAGCGACCGTCGTAGTTGACGTCCAGGTCGACTTGACCGTAGTCGGGCAGAGGATTAACACCGCGGGTGAGGTTGATGGGGAAGAGGAGTTGATCCATGGTGAAGGTGATGCGGTATCCCGAGAGTCCGGCGGGGACGGAGACATTGAGAAGGGTGTAGTTGGAGTGTTCGGCCCGGGGACCGAAAGAGACAAGCGAGAGCGCCGACGGTGAGGGCCAGGACAGCGCAGAGCAGAACGACCTCGAGCCCGGAGAGTGAGCCGGTGTCGAGGGTGAAAGAGAGCGGCAGAGTGTGAACGCCTTCGGGACCCCCGCCACCCGCAATCAGGGAGATGTTAGCGGGAGGGGAGGGCGGACAGGAGCCGGCGAGGTAGCCCACGAGTCCCGAGATGAGCATGGCCAGGACCAGCCCGAGCGCCTTGATGCCGCTCGCGACCAGCCGAGCTCTGGCGGATGGCATGTCGGGTTCGTCTAGATACCTGGTGAGACGTTCGGTCGACAGATGTCCCCGATGGTAGCTCACACCGTGATCGAAATGACAGCGGTTGAAGATCTCACAGAGACGGTTCAGCAGAGAGGGCAGACAGCAGGCGGGTCGGGGACAACTGCAGACGAGACGTAAGGAAGCGTGAGTGACCAGCACGCTCTCGCGGTCGGCGAGATGCCCCTCGTGTGCCTCTTCCTCGGGGTGGTAGACCACCGAGCGAGTTCGCGGCATCGAGAGCTGCAACCAGTGCGGTCCCCGGACGCCGTCTCCGTCTTCCGCCGCCGCCGCCACCGTGCCGCGTCCCGAGTCGGCCAACAGCCGGAGGCTGTGGCGATCGCCGGAGCCCAGCTGGGTGGCGAAGCAGGTGGGTTGGCGGCAGCGGAGGATGTGGCGACGGAGCGAGGAGACGGGGATCGGCAGCCCGGGGTACCTCGCCTCCCATTCGGAATCGGACCCGCTATCTATTTCCGGATCAATCATAGCCGGCTATCGACTCGGAGACGATGTCGTAGTTGGGCTGAAACTGATCGGGAAAGGTACCGGGACCGCCCGAGAAGGGATTGAGGTAGACCGAGGGGACGAACTCGCTCACGAACTGATCGAGTCCGATGCCTCCGGATCGCGGTTGCGAGGGTCGAGAGCTGAGCGTGAGGTTCTCAAAGTAGGTCGGAGGGTGACGGGGAGCTCCCGTACCTCCGAGCTGAAAAGTGCCGTCAGAGCGCAGAGCCGTCCAGTTGCCGAAAGACACGGGAGAAGAGGAGCAGTTGACCTGCCGAGGCAGTGTGTTGTCGTTGAGGCTGAGAGCGCCTCCAGATATACGTCGGGGATAGGGGGCGCGGTCCGCGGGCCAGAGTCCGGCTCCGCCCACATCGCGGGCGCGGCGGTATCGACGAGGCCAGAGTCCACCTGCCAACTGAGCACCCCGATCGGTCATTTCCTCCTCGAGGGCTTCGTCACGGGGCAAAGTCACGCTGATGGGTGGGTCGGGGGATTTCCAGATGGCGGAGGCGGGCCACACGGGGGGGTTGAGGACGGGGCGGGCGGTCTCGTCGCGCAGAGCTTGTTGCATGAGGATGGCGTTTCTAGCTTCGCGCAGGCCGTTGACCCGCTGCACCATGGCGGGTCCGGCGCTGAGCCAGTTCATCTTGGTGCTGTAGTCCTGGGAAGCTCCGGCGGCGGTGCCCCGCTGGGGCTGCGGCGTCCAGACGTAGGGGCTGGGCACCACCTTGCTTCCCGATCCGTAATCGTTGAAGAACATCTGGCGGAAGCGGAAGCGGTTGACTCACGAGTCGAGCGCGTGCGTGGGCGAGATGACTCACGCCCCTCCCCGCCTCGCCCGGTCGAAGGGCGCCGCGGGCACGGGTGACTCAGAGGGGCGTGACGTCGGGGTCGAGTCTATAAGCTTGTCGCCGAGCGCAGAGCCGCTGTAGCAACTCTTCGGCGTCTTTCCTCGTGCGTTCGAGTTGCTCGATCTTGCGGTGGTACAGGCAGCTGCGGGTAAGCGAGCGCAACGTGCGGTTCCGGACTTTGACGGTGTCGGAACACAGTCCCCCGTGTCCCCCGCGACACTGTTGAAAGGCGGCGTAGATGGTGGGGAAGATGTGTTCCCTGAGCTCGCTGAGCTGTCCCGGTTCGGCGGCGGAGGTGGCGCGGGCGGAAGGGGTCTGGCGGCGGCGGCGGATCGAGCTAGTAGCTGGACGAGGGAGAGCAACACTCAGCCTCCCCTTGCAACTCGGTGGGCCAGAGCGGCTTCCTGTAGTGGCGATGATAGTAGTACTTGAGCACGGCGGCCGGTACCAGCACCCCCCGGTTAAAAAGCAAGTACCGCTTGGCCGCGGCTCGGTCCCCGTTAAAGGTAAAGAGGGCTTCGACGATCTGGTAGCGGTACCGCCGCCACGACCGCTTGGCGGCCGGTGGTTCGGTGGACGGTAAGTTGCCCCGTCGTCGACTCGACTGCTCACCGTGTGCCGGGGATCGGGCGCTGTCCCACCGCCGGACTGGGAGAGCCGCTGTGGGCTTAGCAGGTGCCGCCGGAGCAGCAGCAACCGCCGCGACCGGTACCGGTGGCGGCGGAGCCGGTGTCGCCGGGGCCTGCACCTCCTGGTCCTCCTCCTCCTCCGGATCGGTCCAGCTGGCTTCGCTGACTTCGCTGTCGTCGGACAGAGTCTGTCCTTCGAGATCGTCCTCGTCCTCGCTGGGGCTGCTGCTGAGGTCGGAGGGATCTACTTCCTCCGCTTCCGATTCCGGCGGCGAGTACGTCGCGACGGCCGCTCTGTGGCCCCCGCGGCGTGCCGGACCAGAAGGACGTTTCGTCGGCATCGTCCTGCGGCTGCGAGGAGGAAAGGGAACGGCGAGCTAGCGAGGGGGCGACGGTGGTGCCGCGGCCCAGCTCTTCGCCCGTCTTCGGGTCGAGATACACCCCGCTGCCCTTTTTCAACAAGAATTCGCGGCGGGCTTGGGAGATGGCTTGCAACTGGGCGACGATGGCCGGGGCGGTGATGACGCAGGCGGTGAGCTCGGCCCGGGGAGCTTGACGCGCCGGCGGTCGCTCTTCAAAGAAGGCGATGCGGTCGTGCTCGTAATCGGCCTCTTCGAACTTGCGGAGGTAGGCGTTGGTCCACAGGGCCGGCGTGAGTTTCAAGCCGGGCCCGGTGGGCTGGCCGTCTTCGCCGGGCGCGCCCTGGAGCTCGAAGGTCCCGATGCACTGGACCTCGTTGAGCAGGGGCGTGTTGAGGGCGAGTGAGCGGTGGGGCGAGCAGAGATTGCAGCGACAGTGACAGGCCAGCAGCTGTCCCGGTCCGCTACTGTCGACCGCGACGTCGTTGTGGTACATGAGGTAGTTGGCCAGGCGGAGGAGATAGACGTGGCACCACAGGGTTGGTGGGCTCTCGCGGTAGTCAACGGGAACGAGGTCGGAAGGATAAAGATTGGCGGCGGCGGGCAGGACCCCGGACCGTTCGAGGATGAAGCTGCGGAAGTTATGCAGCAGGCTCTGGTTCAGAAGGTCGGGGAGGCCGGCGCCGAGCGCCTCCACCAGGCGCGGCGGGAAGATGATCTCGCTGAGCTCTTGAGCGACGGTGCGCTCGTCGAAGCCCGTCCACAGGTCGCGTCGGCGCCGTCTCAGAATCTTGGCCAGTTCGCCGAGATTGGCCTCGTCCAGACACTGCTGCCAGGCCCCCATGGCGGTCTGCCAGGTGTAGACCAGCAGCAAGTATATGGTGTCACGGACGTAGTCGCGACGCGCCTCGCCGCGCAGGGTTTGGTGTAACACGCTCTGCCCGACCCGGTTCTCGTGCATAAGTCCCATGTAGGTGACGATGTTGGTCAGATCCACCCCGGAGACGTCGCAGGCCTGCCTGACATAGCCTTGCCTAAAGAGGTAGTGGATGCTCTCCCCCAGGCGCTTGATGACATCGCGGCGGCTAAAGAAGCGCCGGAGCGAGGCGGTGGTGGCGCTGACTAGCGCCACCGAGTGCATGAGTCGCCGCCGCGCCTGAAGCTTCTCTTCGCGGACCTCGGGCTGCTCTTTGGCGAGGCCGAGCCAGCGTGTGAGCTGGTCGTCGTCCACGACGGGCTCGCAGCCGCTGCGGTCCTCCTCCGGGGTGGGAGTCGACTCGTCGAGGGGTTTGGCCTTGCTCATAATCAGCTCTTCCATGACCGTCTCCATGACTTTGGGTGGGAGGAAGAGGGCCGGGTAGGCGGCGTGGGTGACCACTAGTTGGCGCTTGACGACGGCCAGTCGCGGGTTGTCGCCTTGCAATTCAATGAGGGCCCCCCGAGTTTCTTCCTCTTCCTCCGCTGACTCCGCCTCTTCCCCCATGCTCAGGCTCTTAACCTCGAGCGGTTGGACCTCGTCTCCCAGACCATCGAAGATCCGCGGGACCTCTTCGAGCGTCACCTCGCCAGGTAAGCCGTCGCCGTCGCGGAGCCACAGCCGTTCGTCGGCGTTGGGTCGATTGGCGCGGCAGCTGAGCGGGATGAGCTGGTTCTGGAAAAAGATGTGGTAGGCGGCGAGGGCCTCGGGCACCATGAAGCAGGGGTAGAAGTTGAGCTTGGGATCGTGGGGGAGGCAGCCGTTGTCTTGCTTTTTGAGCCGGCGCGCGTCGGCCGCGGGCCCAAAAATGTTGCTTTCGAAAGCCTGCGCCAGGAGCCGGTAGTCGAAGGCCCGGCGTTCGCGCTCATCGTCGTCGGCCTGGCCGAGCCCCAGCGCCTGGCGGATCAGCTCGGTCTGCCGGCGCAGATGGCGGTGCAACGCGTCGCCTTCGGGCAAATACGCGTCTGACGCTGACTCCTCCGGCTCCTCCGGCTTTTCCTGAGGCTGTTCCTCCTTCTCCTCCGCCTTGACCTCCTGCTCTGGCTCCCGCTCCTGCTCCTGCTCTTCCGCCTGCTTTTCCATATCCTCCACCCGCTCCTCCGGGACCTCGGGAACCTCTGGAACCTCGTGGGTGTTGTCCACAGTCGACATGACCGGACGCGTTTCTTTGTCTCTGCAGCAGGAAAACAGAGGAGCACCGTCTAGTCGTCGCCCCCTCGTTGGCAGAGGTACCAGCATGAAGCGTCAAACACCCGCTACCGTTTCCTCCTCCACTGCCGCGAAAAAGCCGGCGGCAGTCCGCCGTCCGGCAGTCGCCGCCGCCCCGGCCGTTGAGCCCGACGACGATATCGAAAACCTGACCCCTCCTCCCGCCTCTACCCCCGATGTTCCCCCACCTCTACCCCCCAAAAAACCCCGTCGCGTGGGGGGAGCTGGTGCCGCCACCGCCTCCGCTCCCACCGTGGAACAACGCTGGCAGCGGGGCCGTGATCTGATCGAGAAGATTTTCCAGCCCCTGAAATGCGACCCGAGCCGCGTTACCTTGTTACCCGACGCCGAGACCCTGGCAGCGCTTCGGGGCGCCTGCCAGGCCTGGATGAATACCCGCCGCCAGAACCCCCAGCTGAATTTCAGCAGCCGCACGTCCTTCGCCGAGCAGATGGCGCGTTTCCTCCTGCAGCTCATCTTGCAGGCCACCGACGAGCTCGGCCGCGACGTCACGGGTTGCGCCGTTTGGCGCCAGCCCGTCGACTTTAGCGCCGACGACCAAGTTAACGGGCCCGTGGGGCTTCGTTGCTACCACGGCGACTCCATGGTCGCCCGCGAGCACATCGTCGAGATGAGCGTGACCAGCGAGGCCGGCAAACGCGCCTTGTCCGAGCAGGCCGAGCAGGCCAAGGTCGTGCAGAACGAGTACGGACGCAGCGTCGTCCGTCTCGTGTATGACGACGCCCTGATCTGTGCCAAGGATGCGCGCATGCCGAGCGGGCAGCACTCTTCGGAGAGCTGCGGGCTCTTTTTTAGCGATTCGGTCAAAATGCGTACCGCTCTGGCCCAGTACGCGGCTTTCCAAAAAGCCTGCTTTCCCCAGATGGAAGCCGAGACGGCTGGGAAACACCTGGCCGTCGTGCTCCGTTGCCGCTGCAACTGGAGCGCGGCCAGCTCGCCGAAACCGACCGTGCAGCTGGGACGGCAGACCTGCCGTCCCACCGCCTTCCAACTGACCAGCGCCAGCCAGCTCGACGCCGAATCTCTGGACGACGACCGCCTGCGCGCCAGCGTCCACTTCCCCTGCCTGCTGGTCTTTCAGTGCTGCAACCCCTCCTTCCGCGGGGGAGCTCGTTCCGGAGGAGCCGGGCAGTGCGAGACGCCCAGCTGCGACTGGAAGCTGAGCGCTCCCGATCTGCTGAATGCCGCCCAACTGGCGAAGAATCTGTGGCGCGACCTGTTAACCGAAGAGCCGCTGCCTCCGCTGCGACTGCCCGAGCTGCGTTGGCACCAGAGTCTCCGTTACCAGCCGGCCCTGCTCCCGCAGCAGGTGTCCGACTCCCACCCCGAAGAGAACGCGAGTCCCTTTGAAATGACGGCCTGAATGCGCAGATACCGTTTCAATAAAGCGATTTATTACCCACCACCCTTTTCCGATGTCTCTTTGTTTCAGGGGGGTGGGGGCATCCTGTCGAAGGCGGTGGCGGCCCTGATGCGGCCCTCGTTCTGCCTAAAGTAGCTGGAGTGCTGCTGGAGGTAGCGGTACAGGTACTCTTGGTTGGTCCGCAGGATGGGTTGGGCGTCGGGCGAGCGCAGCCGTGCGTTCGGCACTCCTTGCACGGGTCCCATGACGGGGTTGGCGTCACCGAGTGCGTTCAGCGGGTTGGCTTCAAACGCCGCCACAAAGAGGCAGCAGAAGAGCCCGCAGGCGGCGCTGCGAGGTCCCTGGACGGAATCGGTGCTCTTGACGAGTTCGACGCAGCGCGAGCCGTCGTTTTGGCCGAGGGCGCTGCGGCGCAGCAAGCCCTCGTACTCGAAGTGATAGATCTGTTTCAGACGGTCGTCCGCGAAGCCGTAGGGCTCGAACATGGTAACGGCGCGCGTACGAGGATTCCAGCCGAACGCCAGCCAGTGGACGCCTCCGGTCTCGCGACCGGCCGTGTTGACGATGGCGGTAGCCGGGGCCTCGGAGCGGACGAAGCCCGGGAACCTTTTGTCGAAGGTACCGAGAAAGTGCGCTCCGCCCCCAAGGTCGGCCACGATGCGACGGATCTCGCTCTCGGTGCTGCCGGCGGGCGCCCCGTCTCCGGTCATGCTGTGTCCCGTTTAGGTGGTAGCGTTGCCGGCGGAGAAGGGTGTACGCAGGTACACGGCCTCGATGACTCCCCGGTGAGGCTGGTGGATGCGAGCCATGTCAAACACTTCGAAGAGCAGGTAGAGCAGGGTGGGCTCATCCATGGCGTCCACCTCGAAGACCATGTCCAGCGAGTGGGCCGAATTGGCATAAAGCAGTCCCTGGCCCAGATCCGTCAGAGCGCCCATGTTCATGAAGTTGCTGCTGAAGGGGATCTTCCACATGGTGCGGTCGCACAAAAACTTTTTCTGTGTGACGCTGGGGAAGGCCTGGGAGCCAATGAGGGGATAAGGCCAGTTGGCCGGGTAGGGGAAGCCGATCCGCTGCCAGGTGGCGATGGGGAAAGCGGCCCAGCCCGAGTTGTTCCACTGCTTGGTGACAGGGACGGGGTAGTAGTTGGGCTTGGTGACGTCGGGCATCTGCCGAGTCATGGGTTGGAAGTTGCGGAAGAAGCTGTAGGTGCGGTCCCGAGGCCCATCGGGAATCCAGTACCCCTGGTAGCCGATGTTGTAGTTGGCCAGCATCTGGACCAGGAACCAGTCCTTGGTGATGTTACACTGACAGGTGGTGTAGCCTTCGCCGTCCAGGGCCCGCTTGATCTCGAACTCGTTAGGCACCAGCAGGCGATCCATGCCCGGCCAGCTGACGCTGGAATCGAACTGGATGGCCACTCGACGGAAAGTGTGGTTGAGGTAGAAGGTGCCGTCGAGATAAGGGATGGTGCCGGAGTAGACAAAGTAGGGATCGTAAACGGAACCCAGGGAGGGCGTTTCCAGGGCCTTGACTCGGGTAAAGGACCAGCCTCGGAAGGCGGCCCAGTTGCGGGACGGAATGCTGATGGGCACGTTGGTGGCCCCGGCGGGGATGGGGTAGAGCATGTTAGCGCTGCTGAGGTAGTCGGCGAAGACCTGGTCGTTGGTCTCGTTTCTCAGCATGGCTTCCAGGGTGGAGGCGGTGTTGTGGGCCAGGGGAAAGAAGGAGGCGAAGAGATTGATCTGGGTGTAGTTGATGGAGGCGCCGTCGACACGCAGATCGTTGCCCAGAGTGCTCTGGAGGATCATGTTGACGTCCTTCCTGAAAGCCCACTCGTAGGTGTAGGTGCCGGGCAACAGCATGAGGTTCTTGATGGCGAAGAACTTCATCGGCACTTGGATGTGGAAGTCGACGTAGCGGCCGTTGCCCAGCAGCTGGGAGCGGTACCGGAGCCCGGCGTTCCGGTGGTGGTTGAAGGGGTTTTCGTTATCCATGGAGTCGACGCTCCAGCGCGCGCCCATGTTGATGTAGGCGTCGATGAGTCCGCTGGGCACCAGCCGGGCGTTCATGTAATCGTAGGTGCGCTTGTTGGCCGTGTCGGGGTCGACGTTGCCGACAAAGGGCCCGACCTTGAGTCGGTCGGGCAGGTACTGGCCGACGTTGGAGAAGAGGAAGCCCCGCCAGAGGTTGGCCTGGATGTTGATCTCCATCGCCCGGGGCTCGCCTCGGTCCACGTACATGTTATCCGACTGGTTGGGCACGTTAGTCCACTGATCGTTGGCGTAATGGACTTTGATCTTTTTAGTCAGCTCGACACCACTGGGGTCGAAGGCGTACGAGACGAGGTCGTCCTCGCAGCCATTGTTCTCGATGATGCGGACGTCGGGGTCGTAGCTATCGATGGCCTGATTCCACATGGAAAAGTACCTGGACCTGTCCTGCAGCACCTCCAGCAAGTACTGATAACTCAGCTCGGTATTCCTATCCTGCAGATCTACCACGGCGTTCAACTGACTAGACTGCCCGGCCAGCACTCCCTGATTGCCGTTGCTGTTGTAGTAACACAACCCGATGAAATTGTCACGGAAACCGATGTAGTTGGGTCGGTTGGGCTGTGACCACTGGGTCAGAACGGACCAGTCGTCGGCACCCCCGTAACTAAAGGTGACGTGCGTGTCGGGAGAGATCACGTTCACTTGCTCGGAATAGAGCATGGTATGCGGGGCCTGGTTATTGGCGTTACTGAAAAATTCTTTGTTGATGGCCGTATCAGGAAGGGTTTGCGTACCGTTGTTGGAAGTGGGAAAGGCGTAAGACCCGTAATTGGTGGTCGCCGTCTGGGGGCCGTTTTGAAACGTTAAATCCAAAGCGCGACCGCCTTTGTTGTTGGTGGCCGTATTTTCGTCTAAGAAGTTGACGTACCAGTCACCGTTGCCCTTAATGGGCAAGATGTCATCGGTATCAACATAAGCGTTAGCGTCGCCCACTTTGTGCATACCGTTCTGGTCAATGGTGCCGCCGTCGATGGTGGCGATACCGATAGCACTAGCTTGGGCGACATTCTGCCCAGTCGCTTTGAGGTTGGCGACGGTGGGGTTGGGAGCGCCGCGGGGCGCCAGACAGTTGTACGCCGTGCTGCAGTAGGGTTTGAACGTGGGGCCGCGATCCAGGGTGCCGCGGATGTCAAAGTAGCAGCTGGCCATGTCGAGGACCCGGTTGTCACCGACAGCCAGCTGGAAACGCACACGGTGCGAATACACGTTGTCCTCCCGGTCCACGGGCACGAAGCGCAGCTGCAGACGCTGAGACCGCTCGGTCGTCACGTCGTGCGTCGGCGCCACCGTGGGGTTACGGAACTTGTTACCCAGGCTAAAGTACGAATCGGTCGCCTGGGCGAACTGCACCAGGCCGGGACTCAGGTACTCGGTCGCATCCTGGCCGGCGATGTGCATGTACGACCATTGCGGTTGCATCGCGGGGGCCGCCATGGCGAAGGCTAAAACGAACAAACGACGACACACGAAACGGTTGGTTGGTACGGCACGGTCGAGCGTGTATTTCGATCGGTACGGTCTACAGCAGCAGGTAGTCAGTCAGTCCCACCAAAAAACCCACGAACGAACGAACGAACGAACGCGCCGACGGTCAGAAACAGCGGCGGCGGCGCGAACACCGCAGGCCGGCGCCCACCACGTTCGCCAACTTGCTCTGCCAGTCGCCGGCGCCCGGGTACCGGGGACGCGACACGACCACCGCCGGAGCCGGCGTGACCACCGTCGGACGCGAGGGACGGGGTAGCTCCAGCGTGGTAGCGATCTGAGTCGGAGGAGTGACCACTTCGGTCACCATCGGCGCGATGGGGCGCGTGGTCGGACGCTTGCGGGGAGGCGGCACGGGAGCCGAGCCAACCGCCTGCTCGTAGGAGGGAGGCTCTTCCAACGTCTGCACCAGCGTCGTCTCGTAGTCGGGAGGCAGCTCGGAGGCCACGGGCCGCTTCACGGGCCCCTTAAAGGCCGGCAGCGGCGTGGGTTTGTCCTGGATGTCCTCCTCGGGCGGCGCCGAAGGTTCCGGCTGAGGCGTCGGACGCGGGCCCAGCTGCTGCTCCAGACGACGGTCGAGCTCCTGGCGAGCCACGTCCAGGGCACCGTGGATACCCGTGGCGATCCCGTCCACCACTTTGCCCTGCAGGTCCGTGTCCTTCAGCTTCTGTCTCAGGGCCTGGCCCGTACTGCTGTTCCACGCCTTATTGCCCCAATGCTTAATGTTAGATCCGAAGCTCTTAATGCCCGACCACAGGCCGGACCAGTTTATCGCGCCGCCGCTCAGGTCGCTCGTGCCAAAAGTGGTACCCAGCAGAGGTTGCGTTCCGCGCCGAGGCGCCAGGGAAGAAAAATCCAAGTCCATGATCTCGAAGGAGGTAGCGGCGGTTGGTGGTGGTGGTGGTGGTGGCGGAGGAGCCGACTAGCGCTGCCGGGGGAGGAGGGGAAGACATCGGTGGTGAGCGAGCATCGGTGGCGGTCCTCCTCATCAACGCTGATTCAGGGCTTTGGCCTGCAAGGCGACCGAGGCGATGGCCGGCACGGCCCCCACCGCCGCGGCGATGATCGGCGCCAACACCGCGGGGATGAAGCCGCCGCACAGTCCGCGACGCCGCCGGTACGACCGCCGCCGAGTCCTTCTTCCGCTGCTGCAGCCCCCGCCGCCCAGACGACGGCGCAGGCGGCGACTTCGGGTCACCGGGACGCGAATACGATAGACGAGACTGGAGGCCATCGAGAAATTTTCGCCGGGTGGGCCCTTTATTCGCAACACACAAACCGTTACAGACTGGCCGCGATGCTCGGATGGTAACGCACGACGGGGTAGCGCACTCGCGTCGCCGCCGTTGCCGCTCCCCACGCCGCCGCCTGCCGCAAGCTGGGATGAAAGCGCACGCCGGTCGGGTAAGCGCTGACGCGCCGACGCGCGGTTCGCCTCCGGCGGCGACCGGCGGCGCTACTGCGCCGAGAGACTCGACGTCGTCGTCGCCGACCGAGTCCCAGGCTCCGACGAACGCGCCGGGGTCGCGAGCTCAGGGGCACCTGCACGTCGATCATCTCCACGTCCACGGGACCGGCGCGCCGGGTCCGTCGTCGCTTGACGCGGGCCGGCACCGGGCCGGCCGGGGTCTCGATGACCATGGGGGCGCTCCCGGGCTCGTCCGTCCGCTGCTTTTTAGCCACCATCACCTGCACGGTCGGCTCCAACTCGCTCGCTCGTCGCTTGCCTCGCAGGCGCCGGCGTTCGGGAAGGTCGCTAAAAACCACCTGCTCGGTCACCGGCACGTGCGACGGGGTGGGATTGCCCGTGTCCAGCAAGAGACGACGCCGCTTGTTGGGTCCCTCCTGCTCTCCGGGAAACTCCACGTACGGTCGACCCGTCGCTTCGGCCACAGCTTCCACCAAGTCGTTGGCCATGTCCTGCCAGGCGCGCTTGCGTTTGCCCGCGGCCTGCGACCCGACCCACCGTGAGCCGTCGTCCAGCGCCTGGCTGGTCACCAGGGCCGGCACGACCTCGCGGCGCACCGAAGCGGGTACGGCCAGGGCCGCGGCGCTGGGAGCTGTGGGCAAGGGCAGGCGGGGTGGCGGAGCCGGCAGCGACACGGCCGCCGGGCTCGAGACGGGGACCAGGGGAGGATCGCCGTTTTCCGTGGGGTAGGCGATGGCCGCCGGGCGGGCCGGACCGATGAGGGCCAGGGGTTGCGGCGGGGCCAAGAGACCGGGGGGTGCGCGGCGGCGGGAAAGCAGACTGGCCGCCGAAGCGAGCGAAGCACGGGAGGCCGATCGCTTCATCGCGGAGGGCGCTGCGTCCACGACGAAAAAATAGACAACGATACAGGCGCGTCAATACGATTATGGCGATGAAGAGGAGGTGGAGGACGACGACGACGACGAGCAAAAACTTAACGACGAGCCCGACGGACTCGCACACTGCGATGGATGCGGCGCCAGCGGGCCGTTCGCGCCCGCCGGGCGGCGGAGCGAGCCACGCGTCTGGCGGCTCGCAGAGCTCGGGTCGCCCGGCTGTAACGGCGGGCCGACCGGACCACGGAGTCGATCGTGGCGTCCACGGCGCTGCGGGCCGCGGCCCGTCGTCGTCGGGCGTAGCGCCGAGCGCCGCGTACTACTGATTCGATGGCGCTTCCCACCGTATCGACCGCGGCGACGGCGGCGGCCCGGCGAGCGCGAGAGCGCCGGTAGCGGCGAGCGGAGCGCACCACCGAGCGGATGGTGTCGTCGATCTCGGAGGACGTGCTCGAGCGGACGGATCCCCAGGGTCGTCGATAGTAGCTGCGCACGGCCACGGTGTAGGGCCCCTGGCGGGTCAGGGCGCCTCCGTACATTTTGCTCACACCCAGGCCCCAGCCGGTGTTGTTGCTCGGGCTGATGAGAATGGACATGGGACGCTGGAGGGAGGGCGGCCACGAGACGCGCGACAGAGACGAGAGCAGAAAAAGATGAGGATTTTTAAAACGTTTTACTCGACAAGACTTGGGGAGCCACCACTCCTAGACTCTTGACGACGTAGGGAACGGTGCGGCGACGCGCGTCCGTCACCACCACCCGCTGCACCCCGCTCAGAGAGTTTTTCAGCGGCAGGACGCCGTGCGAGGTCACGGACGGCACGTTCTCCGCGACCTGGACGATCGACGGAGCCGGCGGGCGCATCAAAATCTGGTTTTCGGGGAACCGGTTAAAGATCTTGGTGGTGCTCATGCTCTCGTTCACCGCCTGGCTGTAAGCCGGCTGCGCGTTAAAGGCCAGGCGCGCCTGCAGCGGCAGCAGCTCCGTGGCCACCACGGGCAGCTGCGCCAGCGACTGCGCGCTCTCGCGAAACGTGACCGGCGCCTCCGCCAGGTCGGGCAAGCTCCAGTACAGTTGCTCCGCCCCGCACGTGACGTCCGAACTCGTCAGCAGATACTTCTGACGCGTCGTGGGCGTCTGACCCAGAGCCGCGCCCTGTTCCGCCGGGTTAAAATCCCCCGGCGAGTCCGAGCCCGGACCGTAGTTGTACGCCAGAAAGAGACTGCGGTAGGCCGTGTCCGTCGCCTTCGCGCTCTTGTCCTCGCCGACGTGGTAGCTACGATTCTCGCTATCCTTCTCGACCGGCACCACCTGAGACGGATTGGCCTGAAACTTGGGCACGTCCAACAGCGCCGGTACGTTGCCCCCCACCAGATCGTCGTACTCGATCACGAAGCCCGGCTGGAAGGGCAGGCGTTTGCGCCAGCCCAGCAAATTGCTCAGTCGACTCTCGGTAAACGAGATGGCGCAGCCGGGCAGCAGCAGCACGTCCGGGTGCATGGCTTCGTAAGTGTAGGTGCCGGGCGTGATCAGGCCCGTCTCGGGATCGTAACCCAGACGGAAGTTGCGCGTGTCGATCTTGACGCCGATCTGGTCCTCTTTGACGCCGTTCTGCCGCCCCACGCTCAGATAATTTTGGACGATCGCCTCGTTCATCAGGTCGATCACCGTGTGCAGGGGGTAGTTGCCCTCGGGGATCGTGAGCCGGTACCAGGTATACTCGGCTTCTTGGGTAGTCTCGTCGTACTTGCTCATCAGCTTGGCGCTGAACGACGAGCTGTACAGGTAGCCGTTGATGTTGGGCAGACACGTGTGCAGGACGGTTTTCAGCTCGCCGCCCCAGCGCGACCGATCGTCCAAGTTGATGGTTTGGGTGGCGGCCTCCTGGGGCGTAAAGTCGCCGTTCTGCACCACGCTCGTCACGAAATCGCTGTGGTCGCTCTGATAGTTCAGAGACTCGATGTCCGCCGACTTGTTATCCACCAGATAGAGCCGGGTCGTGTCGTAGAGGGGCGGCAGCTGGCTGTACACGATGCTATTCCTTCCTTCGGTCGGCGTCCGGTAGCGCGGCGGGACGAACGGGGGCTGCGTCGCCGCCACCGCCTCCGCGTAGCTGGGGGGCGGATCGGGAACGTACACCGCCGCAGCGCCCCCGCTCATCATCTGACACGCGTCTCCCGCACCTCCTCCCCGCAGGCGAGCCGACGCCCTCGCGTGACCGACCATCTTCCGCGCTCCTTGCATCATCTTTCCCTGCACCGTCCACAAAAAGAAGACAGCACGCTCGACCGGCACCATGGTAAGTCAGTTCTCGCTTTATTGATGTTTCTTTGAGGGTGACACGGGTCAGCGTCCAAAAACGCCCCCGCGCGGCGCCAGGTAAGAGAAAGGGTTGCTCCCGGCGCCGCCGCGCAGACGGCGTCTGCCACCCACCAAACCCGAGCCCTCAAACACGTCGTCGCTCTCCGCCGCGGCTTCCGCCTCCGCCTGGTCGCGACCGGTCGCAGCGGCCGCCTCGTCACTTAATCCCACGGCGAACTTTTTCCCGCTGTCCGACACCTCAAAGCGGTTCAGGGCGCTCATCAGGCTGCCCAGCGAGCTGGTGGAACCGCGAGCCGCGTCCAGCACGCTGTCCAGACGGTCCGATCCCACGCTCGGCGGACGGCTGAAATCCCAGTCCGTCTCCGAGAGCACCGGGCGCACGGGGCGGTAGCGGTCGAAGGTCTGGTCCCACTCCAAATTGTCCAGGGGACCCTCGGCGGGCGGGATGTCAAACTGACCCGTAAAAAAACCGGGAGGCGGGTGCCACAGGGCGTTCAAGATAACCGAATGGAAGTAGTTGGCGTTCAAGGCCGCCGCGCGGCGCAGATAATCAAAGAGCCGGTTCAGAAAAGCCCGGTGTCGGTGGAAAACGCTCGGCTCGATGTCGGCCGCCACCTGGTCCAGAGCGTTGGCCGGGTCGGCCCCGTGCTGAGTCAGATACAGACTCACAGCCTGCTGTACGTAACGGAGCAGACGCTCCTGCTCGGGGCTCAGCATCACGGCCTGCGGGGCCGTCTGCCGACGACCGCTGACCAAAAAGTTCAGCGTGCCGCGCAGGTTTTCGGTGTCGGTCTCGCGCAGACCGCTCCGACTCACGTCCGTGATCTCCCGGAACGTCTGTTCGTCGGGCACGGTCTGGCTCAGGGTCTCCCGATACAGACTCAGGAGATGCCCGATGTAACTGTCGCGACCGATGCCCACGTTATCGGTGAAGGGCGCCGTCAGCAACAACAACAGACGCGCGTTCGGCGTCAGCAGCGAGGCGGCGCTCGAACGACCGCTCGTCGCCCCGTGGACCCCCCACAGGGGTTCCAGGGTCTGGAAGGCGCGCGTCAGATTCACCGTCTGCGCCCCGCCGCGGCTCGTCTGCAGGTAAAAATCCGGACCGGCCTGGTACACGTCCACCTGCGGCACCTCGCTCACCAGGAGCCGTAGGGCGCTGACAAAACCCGCGTAGTCGGCCTGCCCGCGCGGCACCGACGCCGGCAGCGTCGCCAAAAACCCGTTCAGCGCCTGCAGGGAGGCCAGGCTCGGACCGGCCTGCTGCCGCGTCCGCTCGGCCACCGCGTCGCGCACGTCGCGCACCATGCGGTCCAGATTCAACTGCACGTTGGTGCTGTTGTAACGGGACACGCGCTGCAGCAGCGCGTCGTAAATCTGACCGGCCTCCTCGGGGCGCACCGCCCCGTTGTCCACCAGCGCGTTCACCAACGCCAAGACTTTTTCGTGAGTCGGGTCCTGACGCGAAGGCACCACCGCCTCCAGGATGGTCTCGAAACGGTTTCCGCGGGGCTGGTTAGCGAAAGCCCGGCGACGGGTCGGGTCCCAGAGACCCATCACGTCCCTAAAGGTGGAGACCCAGCCCACCTCCGCGCTCGGTGCCGCTTGCTCGGCCGCCGCGACCGACGGATTAGTGGAAAAGCCGGACATGCTGGATGTAAGCTGCGGGCGGGACGACGCGGCACTTTAATAATAGTAGTCCTCGGCTCCTGCTTCTTCTGCCTCGTCTTCGTCCTCGTCCTCCCCGCTCTCTCCGTCCCCATCGTCCACGTCGCCCAGGCGACGATCCGAGGCCTCGTACAGGTGCTCCGCGCCCCCGTGCATCGCGGCCGCCGTCGCCTGGCGACTCACGGTCCGCGGGGCCGGCGGCCGACATCCCTCCGCGCCCTCGCCCGGCATCAGCGCCGGCAGGCTGGTGGCGCCGCCGCCCAGCGCCGCCCAGCGACGCTCGTCGCGGAGGGTGTCGCGCAGACGCTGCATCAGCTCCGCGTCCGTCATCTCGCGACGGTCTCGGCCGCCGCCCACCTGTCGCTCCAGCCGCGCGTTGCGGTACGCGCCCAGCTCCTCGCTCAGCACCAGCGCTTTGAGCACCATCCGCATGTAAAAAGTGTCCACCTTCACCTCCTTGTCGAGCGGCACGAACCGCGTACGGTACACCCGACGCGCGTAAAACTTGCCCAGGGTCAGGACGGCGTAGTTGATGGCCGCCACCCGCTCCTCCGTCGTCAGCCGCTGCTCCTGGACCACGATGCTCTGGAGGATGTCGAGCAGGTCGAAGAGCCAGCGGCTCTCGGGCTCCGCCAGACCCAGCAAGGCCTCGCGAAAGACGCCCTCGTCGCGGCAGTGTTGCGTGATCAAAAACAACTGGGCCGTCAGCGCCCGACTCTGCGGGTTGTCGCGCAGCGCTTGGGCAAAGTCCCACAGGTGCATCAGCCCGACGCGCGTCTCCTCCCGGGCCAGCAGAGTCCGCAGCGTATGGTTAAACGTCTGCTGGAAGCTCCGCTCCTGCCGCACCGTCTGCTGGTAAGCCGTGGCCAAGTCCGCCGCCCGGACGTGAGCGTGTCCCGGACTGGGACCCGCCGGACCGCCCGACACCGGTTGCTCGAAGTCGTAGCCGCTCAGCACCCGTTCGCGGTCCAGTCCGCTCTCCAAGATTTCGTGGCCCGCGCGGTAATGCAGGTCGCGCAGACCTTCCCGCTCCCCCACGCCCCCGCTCAGGTCCTCGCGAAACAGGTTATCGGGCGCCACGTCCGACACCTGCGTATCGCGTTTCAAGGCCACCCGGGGATGGCGCGCCACGGCCCGGTCCAACTCGCCGGAGCCTCGCGTCGGAGGCAGCGGTCGCGCCAGGCCCTCTCCCTCGTCCCAGTCCAGCGCGCGGCGGTAGCCGGCGCTCGTCTCTCCACCGACGACGCCACCGCCGCCTTGCAGGGGCTCTTCCGTCAGGTAGTCGTTGCGCCAGCGCACGCCGTGCGACCCCGAGGCGGCCGTCGAGGTCGGTCGGGGTTCGGGAGCGACGGGCGCCGACCGTTTGACCCAACGCCCCTGCACGTCACGGTCCAGACTCGCGGGAGGTGGGGGGACCGCGGGCTCGTGTCGCTTCTGCTCGCGTTGCTGTTGCTGGGGCGCCGTAGCCGGCAACATCTGTTTCAACACGGGATGCATCCTCCTCCTCCTTTCTCCAGAACCACCTCGAGGTCGCTCGACTCTGCGGTCAACAGATTTACACGGTCGACGTCTTCCGACCCGTCCGCAATTTCCTCCGCATCGAGACCGACTTCGCTCCGAACTCGCTCACCCGCCAAGCCATGAGCCGCGATGCCCGCTCCGTCTACCACTACTCCACCCTCATGCTCGGCGACCTGGGCCCGCGTCAACCCACCGTCCGCGGCTGGCCCTGCTATCTCTGGCCGCCCCCGCAGCTCATCGTGGGATACCCTTATTTCGTGCGCGTCTGCCACGACTACGCTTTTGACCGACGCACCTTCAGCCTGCTCGGATTCCGAGAACGCCACGCGCGGCAGTCCCGCACGCTAGACTGGCAGTGTCTCGCCTCCTGCTCCTACGACATCAACGTCGGCGCCTACCTGCGCTTCCTCGACATCGACGACTTCGAAGAGACCCTCACCCAGATCCAACAGAGCCTGCTCAGCGACCGTATCGTGGCCGACTTACAACTCGCCGATCCCCTGGCGGGTGTCGGGCTCTGGCGGCTCCCCGGTGACGACCTCCGAGGAGCCGGTCAGCCCGAATCATCCGCCGCCTCCACACCCAGTCTCCAAGCCCTGCTGCATCGTCGATTCCGGCACCTCCAGGACTGCGGCCCCGCCGTCTGGGGACTCTGCGAACGCAGCGCCGCCCTGCCCGCTGACCCCGAGGCCGAACCCTCGTCCGCGCCTCCACAGGACGTCCTCGGCGTCATTCGGAGACTGCGCTCGGCCTACTTTCGGTTCCTCCTGCTCCACCAGCAGCGCCGCCGGCGCCGGCCGGAACCCCCGACCGCTCCGCCGACCGTCCGAGACGAGTTCCTGCGCTATCTGCCCCACCGTGGAGACCCGCCCCTCGACCCGAATCAACACTCACCGTGGACGAGTCAAGACTGGCTCAGTCGATTCGTCGAAGCTTTTGCGATACCGCTACGCGGCGATGAGAGGTTGGTCGGAGAAGTCCCCAGTCAACCGGACGAGAGAACGGCAGAAATGCTTTTTATGGCGGACGATGGGCCTGCCTCGAGAAAAGAACAAACACTCGTCACCCTCCGCACCGTCATCGACGCCCTCTCCCTGCCCCATCGCCTGCCGCCCAACCGGCGTCGCGAGCTGGTCGGCGGCGCCGTCCAACTCCGACCCCGCGTCAACGGGCGCGCCGTCACCGCCACCATGCGTCAACAGAGGGGACAGGTCGTCCAGCGCTTCATCGATTCGCTCCCGCTGCCGACCCGACGGCGCCGTCGTCCGCCGCCCGCCGCCCAGGTGATCAGCGAGTCGGAGACCGAAGAGGAGGAGGAAGATTCCGATGACGAGCCAGACGAAGAAGACGACATCTACGCCGACATGCCGCCGTTGGAAGGCGACGAAGACGAGGACGCTTGGTGGGTCGCCGACCCTCGGGAACGCGACCGGCGCCGCCGACGCCGAGACCGACAGGAGAACGCTTGGCTCCGCGAGGTCCGCGCCGCGGTCGCCGAGGCCGTCCGACTCTTGCAGGACGAACTGGCGCTCGAACGGGGCAACTGGGAACCGACCTTCTTCGAGTTCCCTCGAAATTTTTACGAAGCCATGCGCCGGCTGCAGGAAGCCGACGACGTCAACGAAACCACGCTCCGACGCTGGGTCGTCTACTTCTTCGTCTGCGAGCATCTCGCCGCCACTCTCAATTATCTCCACGTCCGTCTGGTTCGTCAGCCCCACGCCGCCCGGCACCTCCGCGTCGTCGGCGCCCAGGTGGTCATCCGCGCCTTCTCCGCCGACGGACGGCCAGCCTTCACCCGGGTCTGGCACGAGAGCGAGCGCGAACACAGCTTCGTCGCGCTCATGCAGCGCCTCGCCCGCGACCTCAGCGCCCTCGTCTCGCGCGCCGGAGTCGACGCCCTCGACGACGAAGCCCTCATCGACGTCCTCGAAGACATCGCCTGGCAGGAAAACTCGGGCGAGGTCCAGGACCTCATCGATCAGGTAACGCTGAACGACGCCGACATTGACCGACTCGATCTCTCTTTCAGGATCCGTCTGCAGGGACCCGTGGCGATCTCGGGACACCCGTCCATCCAGGAGATCCAACGACGCGTCATCCGGGAGGCCCGGCAACGAACCCGGGATCGCCAACCCTTGCCGCCGCTCCACCAACCCTTGGTGCTGCCGCCCGATCCCCGAGCCCCACTTCCGGCGGGGGCGGCACGGCGACGAAGAAGATGAAGGCGAAAAAACAAAAACCCCAGGTCCTCGGCTGGAGGGCGGCCCGCTACCTCGCCGGTCGCTCCGACGGAGCCACCGACCGAGCGCTGAGGGTCGCCTACCACCCCGAGGGACTCCGACCCTTCCGCCGACTCTTGGAACTCTTGCATCTCGATCCCGACCAACATCACCTCCGACTCCAGGAGCTGTTGACCCAACAGTCGCAGCGCCCGCTCCGACTCGACGAGCTCGTCGAGGTTTTGGGGCTCGAACCCTGGGGAGGACCCGTGGACCTCATCCGCAGTCATCTCAGTTGTATCTCGCCGCCGCATCCGCTCCTGTGTCCCGGCGCCGGCGCCGCTCCTGGCCTGCCCTCGAGGCCCAAACTCATCTTTTTGCTGGTCTCCGGCAAAACCTCCGTCCACGGCCTCTATCTCGTGCGCCATCAAAAGCCCTTCGTGGAACTCCTTCGCTGCGACGACTGCGGCGTCGTTTACCGTCAGTGTCATGTCTGCAACCCCCACCGCGCCTCCTACTATTACCACCAAATCAAGCCCAGCAAGGACTGGTGGGAGCCCGTCCGTTTCCAACCCATCGGATCCCCGGCCGGCATCCTGCGTCTCTTCATCACTTACGACATCGAGACCTACACCTGGCATGGCGGTCGCGGCAAAGAACTCCTGCCTTACCTCCTCGTTTTCCACCTTCACGGAGACGACACCCTCCTGCAACCCGTGGCCCGCTTGCTCGCCACCGATCCCGAACTCGGTCGCGACTGGACTCGCTACCCCGAAGACGCCCTGACCTACTACCGTCTGGATCGCACGCCTCACGCCATCGGCAACAAGTTCCACCAGTTCCGCAACCAGGTCCAGCAGTGTCTCGCCTGGTGCTTTTGGGACCGGGTTCGGAAACAGAGTCCTCGGCTCGCCGCCATGGAAGATGAAGGACACGAGTTCACCGCCGACGAACTCCAAACCAACGTCGACAGCTACCTTCGGGAGCTGAATGAACGGCGTCTCCGGGCCAAGCGTCGCAGACGCTCGGACGACGACGGGCTCCAGGACGAGGAGGGCGAAGAGGGCCCGGAGCCCACCTGCCTGCTCGAAGGTCGACCCCACTTTTGGGAGGTGTACGTCGTCGGACACAACATCAGCGGCTTCGACGAGATCGTCATGGCCGCCGCGGTCATCGATAATCGGGCCAGCGTCCCCGCCGCTTTCCGGGTCAGTCGAACATTCATGCCGAGACAGGGAAAAGTGCTCTTCAACGACATCCGCTACAGCCTGCCCAACCCTCGATATCGGCCCCGCGTCAGCTTTGAAGAGTGGGAGCAGGGCATCGAACGCGTCTCCGACCGCCGACACCAGGGACTCGTCTTCCTCGTCCGTGACACCTATCAACTCACCCACACCTCGCTGCGCCAGGCCGCCGCCGCCTACAACCTCTCGGTGGCCAAGGGACACTGTCCCTACGAGGCCGTCAACGACCACTTTCGCCTCGGGACCTACGAGAGCGACGACTGGGGCTTCCCGTCCCTGCGCTACTGGGCCAGCGAGCAGGAGCATCGCGAGGCGCGCGAGGAATTTCTGACCCGCTCGCCCCGACCGGTTCGGTACGACATCGAGGCCGAGGCCCTCCGCTACTGTGCCCTCGACGTCCAGGTCACGGCCGAACTCGTCCAACGTCTGGCCGAATCGTACTCCCGGTTCGTCACCGAACACGTCGGGCTCGACGTCCGCAGCAACTTTAACGTCTTCCAGCGGCCCACCATCTCTTCCAACTCACACGCCATCTTCCGACAGGTCTGGTACCGAGAAACCCAAATCCGTCGGCCCACCTTCCACCACCGCCTTCTGGCCCCCTCGCACCAGATGTACGACTACGTCAGACTCAGCATCCGCGGCGGACGCTGCTATCCGACCTTTTTGGGCGTCCTCGAAGAACCCATCTTCGTGTACGACATCTGCGGCATGTACGCCAGCGCCCTCACTCATCCTTTCCCCGTCGGCTTTCCGTTGGCCGGACCCCGGCTCCAGCTAGCCATCGAGCGCTGGCGACGGCGATTACGGGACCGCGCGGCTATCTCCTACTTTGACCCCGAACTCCTGCCCGGTATCCTCTCCATCGACGCCGACGCCCCTGACCCCGAGCAACTGGACGTCTTACCGCCCTTCAGCTCCCGGCGCGGAGGCCGGCTCTGCTGGACCAACGAAGACCTCCGAGGGGAGGTCGCCACCACCATCGACATCGTCACCCTCCACAACCGCGGTTGGAAGGTGCGCGTCCTCGACGACGCCCGCTCCACCATTTTTCCCGAGACGGCCTGCGTGGCCCGCTCCTACGTCACCCTCAACATCCAGGCCAAGGAGCAGGCCGACCGCGAAAAAAACCAAACGATGCGCTCCATCGCCAAACTGCTCAGCAATTCCCTCTACGGCTCCTTCGCCACCAAACTCGACAACCGGCGAGCGCTTTTCGCCGCCGACTTCGACGGCGAATACGGCGATGAAGACGAGCGCGGAGACGTGGCCGTCATCGGCGCCACCTTTCTCGTTCCGGATGCCATGAGCGAGGAGATTCTGCCCCAATTCCGTCACACCTACTACTCACCCGTCCAGTGCTCGAACGTCGTACGTCTGCCGAACGGCGGTCTCTCGTACTGCTACGACGGGACGCTCCCTCCGGAGAATGCAGATCTCCCGCGACCGCCCCCGCCTTTTATACCCCGCGAGCACGACCCGCCCGTCCAACAACCCGAATACCAACCAATGGGCTTCTTCCAGGCCGAGCCCGACGACATCACCATCCTCACCGTACAAAAGCAGACGGACCTGGTAGAAAATAAACGCTACCCCACTCATCTCGCCTCCTTCGTCCTCGCCTGGACCCGCGCCTTCGTCTCCGAGTGGGCAAATTTCCTCTACGAGAGCGACCGCGGCCTGAGACTCGAAAGACGCCTCCTCAAGTCCGTCTACGGCGACACCGATAGCCTCTTCCTCACCGCCGAAGGGCGGCGATGGATGGAAGACCGGGGACGCCATCGCATTAAGAAAAACCGACTCGGAGGCCTCGTCTTCGATCCCGAGAAGCCCGCGCTCACCTGGCTCGTCGAGTGCGAAACCGTCTGCTCCGTCTGCGGCGCCGACGCTTACTCGCCCAGCACCGTCTTTCTCGCGCCCAAAGTCTACGCCCTCCGCGAAGTCATCTGCACCGCCGACCCCAGCCATCGCGGTCGCGGTAAGCTCCGCGCCAAGGGACACGCCGCCTCCCAGCTCAACTACGAACTCCTCGCTACCTGCTACCAGCGGCACGAGCTCGAAGAGGACCCCGAAGCCAGGTTCGTCACCTCCCGCGTCGCCCTCAAACGCACTCTCGCTTCTCTCCAGGCCAACGCCATCCCCTTCTCCGTCCTCGAAACGCGGCTGACGCGCGTCCTGCAGCCATGGAAGGATCGCACGCTGGCCCCACTGACGCCGGACGAACCGCATCTGCTGGTGCCCTACTCCAACTCCCAGCCCAACCCGAGGATCGTCGAAACCCAGCTCATGCCAAACGAACTCGCGAACGCTCCCCCGACGGATCAGGCGATGCCCATGCCGCCGATCCCGCCCACCTGCTCCTCGATCCTGTGGCCCTCGGACACCTGAAAGAGATCTGGCCGCGTCTCGAAACCCTTCATCGCGCTCTCAGCCAGATGCCTTATGCCGAAGGACTCAAACCCCGTCTCTTCTTTGACTCGCTCGACGAGATGCTCTCGGTAGCCGGCGCCCCCCTCCTCCGCTACCTCGTCGACGCCAACCGCTCGCTGCGCCGCTCCCTCAACGGCGTCGCCCCCGCTCTCCTACCCGACGGCACCTGTCGCTCCCTCAACGGACAGATGCAGCCCGTCATCGCCACCGTGTACGGACCCACCGGCTGCGGCAAATCCCAGCTCCTCCGCAACATCATCTCCGGCGGCCTGATTCAGCCGCCGCCCGAAACCGTTTTTTTCATCGCCCCCGACGTCGACCTCGTCCCACCCCAAGAGATGACGGCCTGGAAGACCCAGGTCTGCGAAGGCAACTACCGTCCCGGGCCCGACGGCACCATCGTTCCCCAGTCCGGAACTCTGATGCCCGCCCTGCGGGTCATGTCTTACGAAGAGATGACCCAAGAGCACAACTACGACGTCACCCATCCCCAGAACGCTTTTGCCCAAGCCGCTGCCCGGGGGCCCATCTGCATCATCATGGACGAATGCATGGAAGATCTCGGCCGCCACAAGGGGGTCGCCAAATTCTTTCACGCCTTCCCCTCCAAGCTACACGACCGCTACCCGCGCTGCACCGGCTACTCGGTTTTCGTCGTCCTACACAACATGAATCCCCGACGAGACCAGGGCGGCAACATCGCCAACCTCAAAATCCAGTCCAAGCTGCACATCATCTCGCCTCGCATGCAACCCGCCCAGCTCAACCGCTTCGTCAACGTCTACACCAAGAGCCTCCCGCCACCCATCACTCTCCTCCTCAAAGACATCTTCCACCACCACGCCCTCCACAACCAGTACGACTGGATCATCTACAACACCATGCCCGAACACGAAGCCCTGCAGTGGATGTACCTGCATCCCCGCGAAGGACTCATGCCCATGTACCTCAACGACCAGACGTTCCTCTTCCAGACCCTCGAGCACGTCAGCCGCGTCCTCAAGACTCGGCAGCGTTGGAGAAAATCCTACCGCCTCAAACGGCAGCGGCGAACCCTACCCCCCACCCCGTCCCTACCCACTCCCGATCCCCCAACCCCAGAAATATCCGAGATGCAATAAAGATGAAAAACTTTATTTCACAGCCATTCTCGTCTCCGTCTTTTCTTCTTTTCAGTCTTTTATGCTTCGGCGCCGTCGACCTCGACACCGTCGGGCTCGGCCCGAGGGGGTGGCGCGGGAGGGGCAGTCAAGCTGAGCAGGCGAGCCTCCAGAGCCGACACGCGGCTCTCGAGGGACTGCACGGTGGCCGCCACGGCGCTCAACTCGAGCTCGGTCAAACGCTCAGAGGGAGGCACCGGACGGCCGTACAGGTCGGTGCCCGCTAGCCCCAGTCGGGCCCCGGACCACCAAGGCAGGCGAGTGGTCAGAAAGGGGTAGGCGATGTAGCCGTTCTGAGGGTTGACCGCTGGAAAATCCATCTAAGACATAAACAGAACACACAAACACAGAAAAGTCGGGTAAACGCCCAGCGGGCCAAACTTTATTCATCACTGTCGCTACAGAATTCCAGGTTCTCTACGGGGTAACTGCGGGGGTTGGGTAGGATCACCGCATCCCGGGCCTCCACCACCATCGAGTACACGTACATGTGGGTCCTACCGCACTCGCAGCGGCACTCGCGCTGAGCCGAGGTCTCGTTAGTCGGGGCCGTCACGCGCATCACGCTCAGGCTATTGACATAACTGCCGCTGCAGTTGACTTTTTGGGCACAACCCAGATCCAGCAGCATCTGTGTCGCGGCAAAATGGCAACGCCGCGTGTACAGATTGCCGCGGCGGTGGCCCACGTAGATCGTACCCTCATTACAGTGGTTGCGCACAAACACCGGATAGGATGTGCGACGCCGCGCCACGATGTGGTAGGCGGACAAGAGTTGGATCGAGCCGCCGGCGCAGGTCACCACGCTCCCGTCACGGAGATCGGGACCGTGCATAAACACATTCCCCCTCAGAGTCCCAGAACCCCCCATTAGGACCAGGCACACACAGTCACGGGCGCAGCAGTAGGTCATCTTGAGCGGGCTGTTGGGGCTCTTAACGCCGATCACACACCGCTCGAAGGCGCACTCGGCCACTTCGAAAATCAGGTTGCCCGTATACAGGACCCCCGTGTGGCAGTTGTAGAAATTGCAACCCTTCACTTCGCCCTTCACGTCCGCCATAACGGCGGCAGAACGGCAGTCGTAAAAACAACAGTCGATCACATAAATGCCGCCCTGCCCGCGGATGATGGGACGCTGGTGCTGGCCTTCCGGGGGCTCGTCCACAAAGACGCAGTCCACGAACGTGCAGCGCGTCACGCCCTGCACCATGATGTACTCAGGAAAAGCGTCGCGGTAGTGACCGGCCTTGATGGCTCCGCCTAAGCGAGCCGTGGTCCGCACGCGGATCCGGGCCCCGTTTCCTATCACATAGCACCACTGGGGCAGGAGGAGCGGACGGCTCACCACGTAGTCGTAGCGCGGATCCAGGCACACCTTACCGTGCGCGTGAATCGCCTCTTCCAGGTTTTCATCGGGACGAACCTGGTAAGCCGCCAGCTCCTCCAGGGAACAGTGCACCAGATGAGACGTGCGACTGGCCCGCTCGCGCAGCTCGTTCAGCGTCATCCGCTCCAAACGATCGGCCCAGCGGGGAATGGGGGGCAGACGTTGGCGCGGACGCACGTGACGGGGCTGCATCGCCGCTATAGCTGCAACGCCCTCCGGCACCGAGCCGGCGTACCCGGGACTTTCCGATATGACCCCTCGCGCTCGGAACTGAGGCTGTCGCTGCTGCCCCTCCTCGCCTTCTCGACCGGCGTCTCCGTGGGGGGCATCGGCGGCAGCGGCGGCGTCGGGGACGACACCGTCAGGCTCGCCATCTCCGAGGTCGTCTCGCTCAGCATCAGGTTCTGGTACTGGTGCTGGTACAGCTTCGGCGGCGGCCGGGGCGGGGACGTCCGCTGGCTCGGGTTCGGGTCGATGCTCGAAGACGTAAAAATCGCGCCACTGGGGCACGACCGCGGCCGGAGACTTTTCGATGTCGGTATCATCACTGTCGGTGGCGGAGGGCACCCCGGAGCCGCTGCGGTCGCGTTCGAGGGCGGAGGGACCCGACTCGACTGATTCACCACCAGGGCTGGCAACGGACTCTGCGGACGGTTCGGAGACGGAGGGCTCGAACGGCTCAGCCTGAAGCTGGGAAGAAGGGGCTCCGTCGGCCGATCCCCCTGAAAGGGAAACGGCATCGACTGCCGCTGCTCCGCCGGAAGAGCCTGGCTCCGCCTGAAGCGACGCACCGGCTTGAGAACTTGTCTGCTCTGCCATCTCAGCTCCGAGCGCACCCGCTGATACAGGGGAAACACCAGGGAGTCTACCAAGTAATCACGCCCGAAACGTTGCTCCAACAGCGCCCAACGCTCGAGCACATACACCACGAAAGAGATGCCGGAAATCTGATGACCCGGAGTACTCAGATCTAATTCTTCGCGAATCACGTAGTGGTAAAGAAAAAAGTCTTGATGATTCAAACGAGTAAAAAAGACCTGACCGAGCACTTCTTCGTACTCCGTTCTGAACTTTTCTATCGTTTCTCGAACCAGATTCGATAACCCCCTACGTCTCCACCACCACGGCTTGAAAGAAGAACTCTCCAAGACTAAATCTCTCAACACCTTATATTCGCTCAAATGCTTTAACAGATCCATACCTGTGAGGAGTCTTGGCCCGAGAGCAGGAGAAGAACGGGAAAGAACCCAAGGCGCACCTGGTGTTTCCCCGAACAGAATACCTGAGTGAGGGACGCGAGCCGGTATTTAAACCTAACTCCCCATGGGCTCCACCCCGAACACCGGGCAAAAGTCCAATGACTCAGGGGAATTTACGACTTAATTGACCAAGAGACCAGGAAATGTTCCTCGAAAATTTTTATTGACTCATGGGCAGTTTTATGACTCCCCACCCAGAAAGTCCCAAGTCCTTCAGGAGTGGCGCTCCACGAACTCGCGAAGCAGTTCATAATCGGCTGACTCAGCCTCGGGAGGGGTCAGAGGGCCGGACACCATCTGGTCGAACATGGCCTCCACTTCCTCCTCCTGAGCAAACAGCCACTGATCCAGATCTGACCAAGTCAGCGGACTCGCCCCTAATAAAAGATAAAGAAGATGAGTCAAGGAGCGCAAACAACGCCAAAGTACACACTAACCCACATATCCGGGGTCGTGGCGTTCGACTCACCGTTCAGAGAGTCGCACAGCAACTCCAGTTGACAGCGCGGACAGCGGTCGCCCGTATAATCGCGGTGACCGCACAGGTCGCAGAGAACCGAGGGCTGGGGAAAAGGGAGATCGTCGGGCTGGGGCGACAAGCGACTCTCGTAACAAGTCAGATCGGGGGAAAAAGTCGGCATGGCCGAACCGCTCTCGGTTAGGGCTTGTAAAGTCCGACGGACCTCCTGATCGGAATCGTCCATCTCGGCCCAGTCGCTCAAGTCCAGATCAGTGCGAATGTCAGAAGCGACGCTGCCGCCGTCGTCGCACATCGGCTCGGTCTCCGTAGTCGAAGACACCGGCTCGAAAGCCGAAACGCTCGAAGACCTCAATTCCCGAGGGCCGATCGGGCCGGGTGCCGCGAGTGCCGTGCGATTCAGGGCCGGCGGCAGGTCCAGCGGCAGACCCGCGTCCAGGCGCTCCAGTTGTCGCACCACCCCGTAGGGTAAAAGCACAGACATGGTCAGGCCGTTCGGTGTCAGCACGCACCCGACGATCCGCGGGTGTTGGGAAGGTCGCCCTCCGTGAGGGGATTCCTGCCTCATACGTTGAACAATACTCGGGGGGAAATGAAGGTTTAACACTCTCTCACCCATCGCGGAGAAAACTCTTCTCGCACACACTCAAGAGTTGGCCACTCTTGGCGGAGACCGCGCTCTTATACCGCCGGGAGACACGGCCACTCCCAGTGGACTCCGGTCCGTCCGCCCACAACACCGCCCCTGACACGGAAAACACCCCACGCGGCTCCGCCCTGACTCCGCCCACGCCCAAGCAAGTTCCCCCGGCCCCGTTGCTTCTAGCAAGAGTCAGCAAGTTCCACCGCCCCGCCCGCCGGCGCCGGCGAACCGCCCCCAAACCCGCCCAGCCAGCAAAAAAAACCCAGCTCCGCCCCGAAAAAAGATTGGTAGCTGATTTTTCTATTTTTAATTAGATGAAGAAG